TATCCTCCCATTGTTGATATTGATAAGCTAGTAATAAAATTAGCACTACCAGCCCTCCGAAGAAAGCTGGTAGTAAGAAATAATATAATAAAGTTTCCATTAATAAGTAATCTCTATTGCTTGATGTCGGTCATAATCTCTACTGTCATAATTTTTATGTTTAAGTGATACTTGATTAGCAGTTCTTTTTCGCAACCATTTCTTAAAATGATTTATATCTTCTGCTTTAGCTGTGTCAAACCTTACACATTGTTGGTGGTCGCAATATTTGTAAAATGGAGCATTTAATGGTTGAACATATGCATCCAGTTTAGACTTTTTAAGATAATTTTGAATGATATTATAATAAAAAGTAGCTTTCTGCCTTTGCTCGTTTTGTTCTTTAGTTAGTTTTTTCATTTTATTTACCCTTTCGTTTTGTTAATTAATTATCCTAATAATTTTGTTACTCTTGTAACTTGTTTTGATACCATTTTAGAAACTTGCTCAATTTCTTTGTCAGTCATCTTTTCAGTTGACCAACCCTGTTCATTCCAACAGTAAGACGAATTGATTGAATCAAGAACTATTTTTTTCGCTAATTCGTTCGCAGAGATTTTTTCTTTAACCATCTCCATTTTTTCTTTGTTTACTTTTTCTATATAAATCATTTTATTTGCCCTTTCGTTTTGTTAATAACTATTTATATCAACATTTGTTAATATCCTCAAGCAAATAATCAATTATTTTTACTTTTTTTTATTATTTATACCTTTGTTCCTCTAATGTTCTATATCATAAGGGCTATATATTGGCTATTATGGGTATATCTAATCAATCCGACCATCTAGGTATCTAGGAAGGAACTTTGCATATATGGGCAAGTTTGACCCCTTTAAAGCGATTTATAGGTTTGGGGTTAATTCTCCGCCACCAAAATGCTCGGCAATATCCCTTATAATAGGATTTTTCTTTAAAATGTCAGATATTTGTTTCTGTGAATAGATCGGACTTGTAAGGTTAGCATTTTGTTTGGCATAATATTTATCCCATAATTTAGTGTTATATTCTTTAATATCGTCTAGTGGAACGAGGTGGACTTTGAACTTTCCATTCTTTCCAGAGTATTCTTTGGTAGGGTACTTACAGACAAACTTTTCATTAACATATAAATTACCCTCCCATAATCGCTTTTTATCTTTTCTGCGATAGTTACAAAATAAGTTAAGGTTATTTTTTTTTATCCTCCAGATAGCAATACCGATCAATCTAGTGCCGCCATTCCAGATCGGAAAATCAATTCCATATTTGACTGTTGTTTTCATAATCCTTGTTTTAACTCCTCCCTTTTTGTTGAATGATACGATCTTAATAAATCAATGTGTATTCTATGCGATTCTAAATATGCCCAAGATAAACCAGATTGTTTTTCTGCTGCATCTATCTTTTCATCTAAAGCAACCAACTCTGGATCCGCTTTAGCTTTCATCTCTGCATCTTTTTGAGTTGCATCTAATCTGTGATATAAATATTTTTTTGCTTTGAGCCGATCTCTTTGTCTCATCAATGAGTCTACTCCAGCTTTATCTAGTCGTGCTTGTTTGCTTAACTTTTCAGTTTCCGTTTTGAGTTTGTTTATTTCTTCTAAACTATTCATAACTGGCGAGGGTGGGCTTGATACTAAGTGGGGGAGTTACTGGTCCCACCCTCATAAACCTTTCTACCTATTTAATTGAATAAAAAAACTTGTCGCAATGTCTTTTTTAAGGCCAGTGTCAAGTTTAGATAAATAATCGTGTGTGTGTATTGCTTTAAATATTTTAGCATACAACTCAGCCATATTATTTATTCTATTCAATGTAGGATCTTCAGTTTGATTGTTTAATTTCTTTTCTAATTCAGTTGGATCAAAGCTATCATCAAGATCATCAGCAATATCTTCTAAACTAATGTCATCATCAAGTGTAACCCCATCATCTTGGTTTATATTTATCCAACCATTATTTACAGAATAACAAAACTTAATCTTGTTTCCTTCTTTAGCCCAGTTGGGAGTATCTTCTCCATTCAAAAAATAATTTATAGTAAAATTATTATATTGAGATTTATACGAGTTTGAATTTTCAATATCGTGATTTTCTTCTAAAGGTTTTAAACTTAATCCAAACTTTCCACCTTTAGCTTCAAATACTTTATTGATCTCGCAACTTATGTATTTTTTAGCCATTTTGTATTACTCCTTTGTAAAGTTGTTTTATTTTTTTATTAAAATCTCCACTATCTTTAAAGTAGAAACTATCAGTATCAGGATAAGGAAATAAATTTAACCAATCAGCTTTGCTTTTACACATAGAGTCTAGTTTTTCTAAATGTCGCATATTGTATTGTACTATATCCCACCCTTCCTCTAATTCTTTTTTTGGTATTTCTAAATAAATATACTTTTTATTTGTCGCATATAAAAGAGCAAACTTTCTTTTTTTACCTGAAAACCCATAATAAAAACATTGTTGTAAATAATGATCTAATTTATAACTTTCAGGCAACGGACTTTTAAATGCTCCTGTACTTTTTAAATCTACTGTAAGATATGGCTCATTATTATTCAGGTAAGTAAAATCACCAAATCCATGACTTTCGTATTTAAGAAAAGGCAATTTACCACTAAACTTTTCTTGATAAACTTCTGGTCGTTTTAATTGTCTTTCCTCTAATCCTTTAGCAAAAAGTTTAGCACAATCAAATATCCATTGAATGTTTTTATCATTCTCGCCTTCTTCTCTTATCCACCATTTTTTTATGTAATTAATTAACTGATCGTCTGTTGGGTCTTTAGCAAGAAGATAACGACACGCATATTCAGCAACAGTACCTCTTTTCATATTATCATTTGACAATGAATCAAAACCAAAGATTTTTTTAGCAACAAATTTCTGGGGTGCATTTCTTAATAAATTTAAACTACTAGGAGAATGTTTAAAGTTTTTTAATAAAGATTTAGAATTTTGTTCACGCAGCTGCATATATCACCAATAAGATTGCTATTATAAATACTATAATTAAACCAGTTATAAATCTACCAAAAGGACTTAAATATGGATTATTTCTTTTCATGTTGCCCTTTCATTTTCTCGTTATACCTTTGTAAAGCAAGTATATCAAAGTGGTCTAATTTTAAACCAAGTTCTTTCTTTTCAAAAGCATAATATTCCCTTCTTGTTACTTTGATCCCATTGACCATTAAATATCCAGTCGCCACTAAATCCCTCCCATTCTGTTTCTATTTGTTCACAATCAATACAAATATTTTCGTAATTAATTTCATCGTGATCGCACTTTGCACCACACTCTTTACATACAAATATTGGTTTACCTGACATTTTTTTCCCTTTGTAAAAGTTTTCTCCATATTCTTTTTTTATTTCTAAAAGAAGTTTCATCATCAACATAACAATTATTTTTTTTATCTTTTGGCTTTTTCTGCATATTTTCTAACAAATTCGATCGAAATCTTACCATATTATTTTTCCTCCATTTTATTTAAAATATCTTCAAGCAAAAAAATACCTTTTTCTATTTCCCAGCTACACCAATCTGATTTTACATAGTTGTATTGGGTATAAAGCATTAGTATAAGACAAATCGCTATTACTAAATGAATTATTCTATCTATTATTGCCATAAAACACTGTACCCTCTGCCCTGTAAACAAGATTTCACAATAGTTGCTTTTTTGTCGATTGCTTTAGGTGGAAGCCATAATAATTTGGCTCTTGATAAATTATAAACTTTCTTTGTAGTTTCCCAAACCATATTGGTATTATCCTTCGCTATACTTACACAAGTATAATAGTCATCGTGGTATCTGTCCATATCGCCCTCAATATTAGCAGATGATTTACCTCTACTATCAACAACTGGCATTGATGCACACGCAGTCAAGCTAAATAGAGTTAATACTATTAATACCTTTTTCATCTTCTATCTCCCCATTCATTTTAATTAATTCTTGATCCATTCTTTCATTGACCATTTCTTTAAGTAATCTTGCTTTAGTTTTACCAGTCATCTCTTTGAGAGCATCAGTCTTTTTTCTTAATTCTGTATGATCTTCAAAGGTAACATTGATGGCAAAATATTTCCAACCATTTTCTGCTGGTACTTTACTATGTGTCATTTTAAACTCCTTATAAATTTAGTTAGCATATCAAAATACATTAGATACTTTTTAAAGTTATCTAAGTCTCTTGCATCGTCTATTTGTTTCATTGGATCGTAAAATACTTTCATTAGTGTAATCCTCTCACTTCAAAAGTTCTGCGAATATCTAAGTAATTTAACAATGCGACAATAACTGTTACGATCAATTCATTCATTTGTGTTTTTTCACAAGAGAAAATTAAATCTTTGTTGGTGCTGGTTTCTATTGTAATCATCATATTGCCCTTTCTGTTGATTTGTTTCGATATTAACTATTATGAATATATTGTAAACCTTAAATATTGACTTTAAAATTTGGGAGTTTATAAAGGGTTACGAGGCAATCTCCTCCAGATGAAATGCCCTTTCGTTATGATTGCCTCACTATTTTTATGAAAAAAATCATAAGGTCCACAAAGCATTTAAACTTTGTTAGATCATTGCCTTGTTGTATAAGTGAGCAAACACCGAGTCAGGCTTGCCATATTAGAGTCTTATCAGATGGTGGGGTTGGAATGAAACCTAGTGATTATCTTACTTTAAGCTTTACCTACCAATATCATAAAATGCAAACCGATTTAGGAGAGGTTAGTTTTTATCAAAAATTTAACATTAACCCTTTTACTTTGGCAAAAGAACTTGTAATAATGTCTCCTTGTAAAAAAGTAAACAAACCTGAGATCATTCAGTTACTTTTGGAAAGGGCAAAGACATATGGAAGGTTATATCAAAATATCGAGAGCCATACTTAATCACCCAGCTTTAAATAAAAGAGAACGATCATATTGTGAGGTTGGTGCTTGGTTATGGTTATTGTTAGAGGCTAGTTTTGCAGAAAGAGATTTTACAATAGGCACTCAAACAGTAAGATTGAGACGAGGAGAGTTGTGTCATTCGGTTTCATATATGGCTGAAGCATGGGGTTGGAGTCAGAGTAAAACTCGGCATTATATCGATAAACTGGTAAAATTTAACAGCATACTACTGGTCAAACCAGAGGGCAAATCAGCAGACTTCCCAAACATAGTTAAAATACTAAATTATGATGACTACCAAGACGGAATAGGCAAATCAGATGGCAAACCTCATGGCAATAAACATAATAAAATAATAAATAAAGATATAATATATATAGATGAATTTAATGAGATATGGGGAAGATTAAGGGCTAAGAGAGGTAGTAAGAAGGTAGCTTTACAGAAATATAATAAAATTAAAGGTAAGGTAAACAAAGACACCATTGTTGAAAAATATAATCAAATAGTAAAAAAGGCATCAAGTTTTGAGTTTATTCCGCATTTTTCTACATTTTTAAGTCAAGAAAGATGGCTTGATGAAGATACTATTGTAACTGAAAAGAAGATAACACCAGAACAATTTTTTCGTAAAAAATACCCGAATACTGTTCCTGATGGATATGTAATGACTTTTCATTCTTGGAATGAAATAACTTTTACCAATGGAAAAGAACAAGTTACCTTTAATTACATGACTGGTAAAAAGATTTGATTGTTGGATAGAAACAAATCAAGTACACTTCCATTATGGAAGCAATAAAACCATTAGATAAGCGAAAAATTAAACCAAAGTTTATTGGATCAAAGAAAGAAAAGGCTAGAGGTCAAGGTCGAGTCGTAATGATAAACCTTACTGAAAGTTCCCTAGACACACTTAGAGCCAAAAAAGTATTGAATAATGTTCAGTATTATACTGCTTTGAAATTTCGCAGACTTTGGGAAAAGAGTCGCATAGGAAGTTACACATCAAATTTTCATAAGATTGGCGATGTTCATGGCTGGAATGATATAGCTGTTGATCGTGTTGAGGCTATTTATAAATTATCTAGATCGCATACTTGGGTTGGTGATTTAGCTTTTGAAATCCTTTACAAAATATGTGTTGAAGATTTTACTGTAAAAGAACTTGCCGCCAAATATCAAATGCACCGATCATATGCTGGAAAAAGACTTAGAGAAGCAATAGAAGAATTTAAAAAATTTTTAGATCAAACTTATTGACTTTGAAATCATAAAAGAGTACAAGTTGATATAATTACCATTCGTGTAATTGTACATCAAATTAATTTTAATTTTTGGGAGTTTTATTATGCCTTATCATACAGGTCATGGCAAAAAGTCAAAGAAGAAAAAAAAGAAAAAGAATAAAAAAAGAATGTAATGGTTAAGGTTGCGTCTATCATCAATATTATAAAGGATCTCAAGCCGAGACAACAAAAGACAATGAGAAGTCATGCTAGACATCACAGCCTTAAACATATGAAATCAATGGCCCAAGATATGAAAAAAGGCAAAACATTTAGAGAAGCCCACATATCTGCACAAAGAAAAATAGGTAAATAATGGCAAAAAAAAGAAAAGTTCCTAAAGACAAAAAATCTGGTTTACCAAAAAAATATCTATCAGGATTAAAGGGTAAAAAAAGAACAGAAAGAGCTAACCTATTGAAAAGAATAGCAAATTTATATAAAGCAGGGAAAGTTATTCCAAGAGCTTTATTAAGAAAAAGAGATAAATTATAATGGCAGTCAAAAGAAAACCACTATCGGCTTTAGTAAAAGCTACATTGCAAAGAAAAGCTAAAGCATCAAAAAGATATACATATGGTACTTTGGCAAAAGTTTATCGAAGAGGGCAAGGTGCTTTTTTAAGTTCTGGCTCAAGAAGAGTACCAATGGCGGCTTGGAGTATGGGCAGAGTAAATAGTTTTTTAAGAGGTTCAAGAAAGCACGATTTAGACTTGCGTAAGAAAAAACGTAAATGATTTGGATAATTACAGCATCAATGCTGTATTTTAACACACCAGAATTAATACACACTGATTATGTTAGAAAAAAATTTGATAGTATAGAGAAATGCAACGAATATATTTTTTACAATAAAGTAGAGCTAGTGGTCTCTTTATTTGAAAAACATGGCACATTAAATAATAAATCTATGAAATCTTTTGAGTTTTACTGTAAATCAATAGAACTAGACGAAGTTTAAAATGGCAAAAAATTCAACAAATAAGATTGAATTACCAGAATTTATTAGACTATCGCATTACAGGATAAAATTAATCAAAATAAATAGTCACATATGCTATGAGATTGGCGAGCAACAAGGCTCTTTTCATAGCAAACAAATGATTATATATTTAGACGAAGAAATTATAGAAGAAGGCGGATCAATAGCTGTAGATCTTGTAAAACATGAGTTGCTACACGCAATTTATTATGTTAGACAGCTAGAAGGCAAAAATGAAGAGGACACTGTCAATGGTATGGCAACGCACTATACTGAGATTGAAAAAAATAACCCAGATTATGTTAGATGGAAATTAAACAACTTGAACTAAAGGATTTAATTCCTTACGCAAACAATCCTCGTAAAAAACAAGCTATTGATAAGGTAGCTTCAAGTATTAAAGAGTTCGGATGGCAACAGCCTATTGTTGTAGACGAGGAAATGGTTATTGTTGTAGGACACACACGCTATCAAGCCGCACAGAAGTTAGGCTTAGATAAAGTACCTGTGAGAGTAGCGGCAGGACTGACAGACGCACAGATTAAAGCATATCGTTTATTGGATAATAGAGCTAATCAAGACGCTTTATGGGACGATGATATGTTAAAGATTGAAGTCCAAGATTTAGATAAAATGGATATTGATCTTGCATTGACAGGTTTTGATGAAAAAGAATTAGAAAAATTACTCTTTGTAGAGCAAGACGGATTGACTGACGAAGATGCAGTCCCTGAAGATGTAGAGCCTAAAGTTAAATTAGGCGAGTTATGGCAGTTGGGTAATCACAGACTATTATGTGGAGACTCTACTAATGAAGGCGATGTTGCTAAACTTATGGATAATCAAAAAGCTGACTTAATATTTACTGACGCACCTTATGGTATGTCTTATGGTGGAGGTAGAGCTCCTGGATCATCTAAAAAGGGCGATAGAGTAAAAGCTCATGGGATGATTGTAAATGATGATTTAAGAGGTGATGCTCTATTTAATTTAGTGAATATAGCTTTAACTTTGTCTAAACAGTATTCTAAAATAGGTAGCTCAAGTTATATTTGTTTTAATTATAAAAATTACGCAGTATTTGAAAAAGCGGTTACTCAAGCTGGATATGATGTCAGCAACTGTATCGTGTGGGATAAAAAATCTATTGGTTTAGGTATGGCTAATTATAGACCACAACATGAATTTATATTTTATTGTAAAGGTGATCAGTGGTTAGGAAATAAATCTCAGAGTGATATATGGCAAATGTCTAGAGGTAATACTAGCGGATATAAACACCCTACTCAAAAGCCTGTAGAATTAATTGAAAAAGCTATTTTAAATAGCAGTAAGTCAGAAGATTTGGTATTAGATTTATTTGGAGGATCAGGCTCCACTTTACTAGCCTGTGAAAAAACCAAACGCAAAAGCAACCTTATGGACTTAGACCCTAAATATTGCGATGTAATTATTAAACGCTGGGAAGACTATACAGGTCAAACAGCAAAACTACTCGAAAGAGGTACTGATACAAACAGTTTGAAAGAGGAAAAACAATGGCAAGACCAAAAAAATACAATATTGACACAGAAGAAATTACTAAATTAGCTTCTTATCATTGCACAAATACAGAAATAGCAGACTTTTATGGGTGTGATGAAAGCCTAATTAGGAAAAAATATTCCGATTATCTAACAAAAGGAAGATCAAAAGGAAAAATGAGATTAAGACAACTGCAATGGCAATCGGCTGAAAAGGGAAATGTAACGATGCAGATATTCTTAGGTAAACAAATGTTAGGACAAATGGATAACCCAGAGTCATCTGAAGCTAGTGAGCCTTTACCATTTATTGATTGATATGGCTAAATACAAAGGAAGAGAAGTAAAATTAAATAAACCATTTAGAACACCTAGTGCATCTAAAAAGTTTGGGGTTTATGTAAAAGATAGATCGACAGGCAATGTAAAAATTGTTAGGTTTGGTGCTAAAGGTATGAGTATAAAAAAGAACATACCAGCGAGACAAAGAAGTTTTATGGCACGATTTAAACCTATTCTTGAAAATGTAAAGGGCCAAAAGAATTTATCACCAGCTTATTGGGCGGTGCAAAGCTGGAAAAAAGGGTTTAAACTGTGAATGATACTAGCAAGATTATGCAATGGCTTAATCAAAAAGTTAATGGTTTAAAACCATCTGAGGAAAAAGAATTTATATTTAACAGCGATTACGCTGGAAGAAAAGTAAACATAAGAATTAAAATAGATGCCCTTAACAGCACCTCAGAAACAAGTAGTCGAATCCAAAGCTAGATTTAAGGTATTAGTAACAGGCAGAAGATTTGGAAAAACTCATTTAGCCATAAGACAACTAATAAAACACGCATCAAAGCCAAATAAAAAAGTTTGGTTTGTTTGTCCTACATATAGACAGGCTAAACAAGTTTGTTGGTTGGCTTTAAAAGATCGTTTACTAGAACTCAAATGGGTTAAGAAAACAAACGAAAGTGATCTATCAATTAACCTTGTAAATGGCTCGATTATTGCCTTACGAGGTGCAGACCGATCTTATGATAGCTTGAGAGGTGTTGGCTTAGATTATTTAGTAATGGACGAGTTTGCTGATATAGCAAGTGAAGCGTGGTTTGAAGTATTAAGAGCAACTTTATCGGATCGTAAAGGTGGTGCGATGTTTACAGGCACACCGAGAGGATATGGTAACTGGGCGTATGATTTATTCTGTAAAGGTGCTGAAGATAATGATTGGGACAGCTTTCAATTTACTACTTTAGATGGTGGTCAAGTTGATGACGCTGAAGTCGAACAGGCTATGAATGATCTTGATGAACGGACATTCAGACAGGAATATCTAGCTACCTTTGAAACATACGCTGGAGCTATCTATTATAACTTTGATAGAGAGCAGAATGTAAAAAGATTAAAGATTGATGAAACTGCTATTCATATTGGTATGGATTTTAATATTGATCCAATGAGTGCGGCAGTATTTCAACTCAATCAAAATATAATTAATTTTATTGATGAAATAGTTATCTATTCATCAAATACAGAAGAATTGGTTAAGGAAATTAAAACAAGATACGCTGACCGACAGATAATAGTCTATCCAGACCCAGCTTGTAGACAACGAAAGACATCTGCTGGTGGAAAGACTGATTTAAACATATTACAAAACGCTGGATTTACAGTACGAGTTAAAAATGCACACCCTCAAGTGCGGGACAGGATTAACGCTGTTAATTCACGATTAAAAAATACAAACGAGCAAAGAATGATGTTTATTGACACTAAGTGTAAGAACATTATTAGAGGCTTGGAAAGACACCTTTACAAAGAGGGAACTACGCAACCTGATAAGGATAGCGGATTTGACCATATGAACGATGCGATAGGATATGCAGTAGATTATTTGTTCCCTATAAGAAAACAATACACAAAACAATTACCTCAGAGATGGAGCGTTAAATAATGTACTTAATAAGTGAAAACATGGAGTCCTTAATTCGCAATAAAGAATTTTTGGAAAATAAACACAGTAATTATGATCTAATGATTTCAAGATGGAATTTTTACCTAAGATCATATTTAGGTGGTGAAGAATATAGATCAGGTGGTTTCTTACACGAATACGCACTAGAACTAGATTTAGAATATCAAAACAGAATTAATTACACACCAATAGACAATCATTGTAGAAATATCATTAGTATTTACTCTAGTTTTTTATTCAGAGTGCCACCTACAAGAGATTATGGAATATTAGAAAGTGATCCTAGTTTAGAATCATTCTTAACTGACACAGACCTAGACGGACAGAATTTTAATGCGTTTATGAAGAACGCACAGACTTATTCCAGTGTTTATGGCAATGTATGGATATTTGTAGATAAACCAGAGAGCAATGCACAAACAAGAGCAGAAGAACTTAGTCAAGATATTAGACCTTATTTGACAATGATCACTCCAGACAATGTAATGGACTGGAATTATGTAAGAGCCGCAAGTGGTCGCTATGTATTAGATTATATAAAGGTTAGAGAAGAAGTTACATCTGATGGGTCCTATTACAGAATATGGACACCAAATGAAATTTCTTATGTGTTTGTAGCTGAAAGAGGTAAGCCAAAAACACTTGAGGTTAAACCAAACCAGTTAGGAGTTATTCCAGCTATTTGCTTATATAACAAAAGATCGCCAAAAATAGCTGTAGGAATTAGTGATTTAACAGATGTGGCATTATTGCAACAGTCTATTTACAACGAATTATCTGAGATGGAACAGTTAATAAGATTATCTAATCACCCAAGCCTTGTTAAAACGCAAGGTGTTGAGGCGAGTGCTGGTGCTGGTGCAGTTATATCAATGCCTGATGATTTAGATAGTGGCTTGAAACCTTTTCTACTTCAACCAAGTGGATCAAATCTAAGTGAGATTAGATCATCAATTGAGCAGAAGATTGAGATGATAGATAGATCAACTCATATGTCTGGTGTTCGACAGACCAAGACACAAGTTCAATCTGGGATTGCTTTACAAACTGAGTTTGAAAACCTTAATTCTGTATTAAGCGAGAAAGCTGATCTATTAGAAAATGCAGAGGAGCAAATATGGAGTCTATGGGCTAGATGGCAAGGTAAGTCATTTGATGGCAATATTGAATATCCTGATAGCTTTAATTTAAGAGATTATGCTTCTGATCTTGCTTTCTTACAACAAGCAAAAGCAAGTGGTGTTAGATCAAGCACATTCCAAAAAGAGATTGATAAACAAATTGTGAGTGCAGTTATTGATGATGATGCAGTTATTAGTACAATCAATGATGAAATTACAGCACAGACAGAGGTTGGAGTATTTGAAACAGCACAGACACAAGCGGAAGTAGCTGAAGAAGATGCCGAGTAAAATAGACTTATCGGAAGATAGCAAAGTCAGTTTACCAGCCAAAAACTTAATTACAATTATTGGTGGATTATTAGTAGGTGCTTGGTTTGGATTTGGGGTTATTGAGAGGCTTAACATAATAGAAACTGAACTTCAGTTAATGCAACAAGACTTACTTGAAGCTTCAACGCAAAAGCCTATCGACCAAGAGCAATTTATGTTATTAGAGTTTCTTTCAAAAGAACAAGATAAATTAAAAGAAAAGATAGAGGAAGAAGTACCAAACATAAAAAAGAACGATATGACGATACAATTTCACGAAGAAAGAATAATTGATTTAGAGGAAAAGAATGGGAGTCATTGAGTCAGTAATTATATTAAGTTTGTATGTGTTTGATGGTGGTAACAAAACTATTGAAGGTTGGTATCATCAAGAAAATCTTGGTGCTTGTTTAGAAGGAAAACGGATTGCTGAAAGAAATGCTGGTAATCAAGTTCAATATACCTGTACTTTAGAAGATTGCGAGATGTCTATTGACAAGACTGGTGTAAAACATTGTGAGAAAATTATTAAATGATGTGTAAACATTGTGAACATTCATGTCATTGCAATCATAAGTGTTCTGTTTGTGAGTGTTTGAATTGTGAGCACAACGCATTAGATGATTTTTGGAAAAGATTAGATGAGAAAGAGCAAGACATATTCTGCCCACGTACCAATACATAAGGGTACATCAATTGGTCGTAATCCAATAACAAGTACTATGAACAAGAAGAAAAAGGCTAATTTTAAAAAATACAGAGGGCAAGGCAAGAGAAGATAATGGATAAGATTGAGAAACTTGCACAATTAAGAGAAAATCTTGTAGACGATATTGAGTTAAGACACAACAACAGACTCAATATTGCATTAGAAAATTTAGAAAAAGATGTTGTAGATATTACAAACGAACTACCAAAAAGACAAGGTAAACTATTTGAGGCTAGACTTGCAGTAGAGATCAGACCCAAACTTAAACAAGTCATAGATAAACACTATGTATTATGGGCTGATAATACTGTTAGAGAATACGATAAGGTTGCAAAGTTAGTCGTTGCAAACATGAAAGACTTACCAATCCCAGCTAAGTTTAAAACACTTACTGAGATTGATATTGAAACCATAACTAATCTTAAAAGATTAAAGTTTACTGGTTTTCTTGATATTGCAACTGAGACTACCAATGCACTTGCTGATAATGTTTATTCCTCGACAATAGCTGGCAAATCATTTAGTGATATGCAAAAGGAATTGCAGCAGAAAATAAACGGTGTTTATATTAAAGCTGATGTAGAAGAAATAGACGAATTAGTGGAATTTGTAGCAACAACAACTGATGCAGTTGAAAGAAAAAAAGCAATAGACAGATTGCATACATTTTATGGTGCTGATCGTACTGGTGAGAATATGAGAAGATACTCAAAGCAGTTAGCACACGATAGTTTAATGGAGTTTGACGGACAGTTTACAAAAGCAAAAGCGGCTGAAGCTGGTCTTACAAATTTCCTCTATTATGGAGATATAATTGGTGATAGTAGACCATTTTGTATTAATAACAGAGGAAAAATATTTTCGGAAGATGAACTTAGAAATAAGTGGTCATCTGAAAGTTGGAAAGGAAAATCAACTTCCGATCCATTTATAAGCAGAGGTGGTTATAATTGCCGACACCATCTGCAACCA